GTTGCTCGACCACGATGGTCTGTAAATTTACACAATAATGTTTCACCAGCTTTAGGATCGTTTCTGTTAGAGTCTAACGGACGACTGATCCTACAACTACTAGCAACACCTATATCCTTAACAACGTGTTCTACTCTAGGCTTGTCAGTACATTCAGTTAAGCCTTCGCTGTTTACTGTATCACCTTGTGTACGAATCTTAGTTGTTTGATAACAATACTGCGAATTGCTATGATAGCCGTTGTTTGTCATCATCTTTGGACTAGATGAGCATGCTGACACTGCCAGCATGACTCCTAGTAATACAATTATCTTAGTCATTAGACAAAGCTGCTTGTGAAGAACGTGTTAAAGCTGCTTCGTCTAGAAAGCCGTTAGCGACATTTCCAATTGTTTTAGCTTCTTGAACTAGTTGATCAAAAGTTTCTTTGTCCATTCTAAGTTTTACAAAAGTAAACATTTTACCTTGGTACTTAAACGTACCTGTTTCTTTTGCAATGTGCTCGCGGATTGATGTATTTTTTACAGTGTACTGAATACGTGTCAGTGTTTGACGTGACTCAGTGCCGTTGTTATCTTTGAACTCCATTGTAGTTTCGCTGTTTACTTGTGAGTTCATTCGCTTTGCAAAGTTGTTCATTGCAATTGCGTACATTTGCTCTTCTGCGGCTTGTTGGAAAATACTTTCTCCTGCGCCACATGCAAATGCATATTCTTGCTTCCACCAAAAGTATCCAGATGCGCCTGATTCTACACAATTTGAATACCATTTCGGCTGTGCATATTCGTCGCGTTCTGTGATAGTAGTCATCCCTGAACATGCACCAAGTGCTAATGTAGTTGCAAGGATAGCTGTCGTCTTAAACAGATTCTTCATAGTAATGCCTCTTTCTGTGTGCCTTAATTAATGTTTAACTTCTGTTAACAATACTAGTATATACTCTTATACTAGTTTGTCAACCTTTTTTGGATAAATTTTATGGTGCTCTAAAAAATAGGTGGGCGCCGATACGTCCAATGTCATGCATATTCTTGTTCCAACTAGGATTTACATAAGTTGCATGGTAGTGTGTGCTGCCTTCAGTAATGCCTCGCATAGTAGTTAGGACTACAATCTGATAAGCGATTGCTTGTGATTGTCGCCACATTTCTGAATTAGGAGTTGTGTCAGCTTTGCCATCGCAGTACCAGCTGAACTGACATTTGTTTCGTTTCATTGCTCCGTTTGCGGTCTTATACCCTTGATATATTACTTGGCAAATGGTATTAGGATAGCGTCGATCTGTTACACGGTTAAGCACTACATCTGCAACTGCATAACGTCCTGCTAGACTATCGCCTCGTGCTTCAAAGTAAATATTCTTAGCAAGACAGTATAACTCTGGACGGCTTGTTTCTGCAAAAAGTTCTGCTGTATCAGGATTGTCAGTATCTGCTCCTGCTGCTGTTGATGCAAATGATGCTCCTGTAAGTATGGATACAATTAACACAACTGATGATAAAGATAGTTTCATTTTAAGTTCCTCGTCTATTATTTAAGTTGGGATTTGAATTAGTTATCTGCGCATACGTGCGACTTTTACTGCTTTCCTAAGAACACTTTTAATGTTCTACCATCGTCTTGGAAGCTAATGCTGATTCCGTTTATGTCATACTTTACAAACTCTCTGCCTTCACCAATAACTTCTACCCTGCTTACTAGTGGATGAGATTCGATAAAGTCTAAGTTGTCTTGCACTTTGTTTCGTTTGTTAAATGCATCAATGTCATCTTGCGTCTTCATCGTCTCATCCTCGCAATTTCAATTGCTTCGTGTTTGTTATCTTCAAAGATAGGTACCATATTACTTTTGTGCATCGTGGCGATCCCAAGTAGCTTACGTTCGCCTGTGTACTGCATTGCTTCTTTCTTAGCTGCAATTCCAACACCGTTACCTGCACTTGGATAATGTTTACGTTCTTGTGTAAATGTAGCCGTAGGTACGTATTCTTTAAACTTCTTTGCTTTAGGTTTATACAGACCACGTACATACAAGTCGTAGTCTTCTAACGACATCATTTGATCGTGAGCATGTGCTCGCTTCATACTTTTATTGTATTCACGATGCTGCTGTTCAAATTTAAGTTGTTGTGACTTAGTACGCTTAGATTGCTTACGCTTCTTATAAGATGTTGTTGTTAGGCCTGGGCCCACCATAGACATTGTCATAAAATAGTCCTGCTATTGTTTCAACTGTATATACAGTATAGCAGGACTATTTGGTTATGTCAACCTTTATTTGGCCATTTTAGCGACAGCTTTGTCGTAGTCTTCTTGGGTTACAAGACCTTCACTCAACAACCGAACTCTGTTCACTTCGTGTGCTGCTTGAGTCTCTTCTTTTGATCCGCCGAAGTAAGGAACACAATGTCCTTCTTCTGTTAGAATTTCAGTTACTTTCTTCATTTCGCCATTGTAGTCTACTTTGAAGTCTCCTAGGATACGTCCGAACTTGCCTTTCATATCTTCACCATGCTTATCTTCAGTAGTAATAAGTTTACCACCATGTTTCATAAGCTCTTTCAAACGTGCTTTAGCTGCTTCGCCAAACAAGTCTTCTACTCTATCACTTGTGCGTGACTCAGGCGTATCAATGCCCATGATACGTACACGCTCGTCTTTTAAGCAAACGCCAAAACCTAGATCGATATCTACGTCTACTGTGTCGCCGTCGACTACTTTAATTACTACTACGTCATACTCATTATTGTGTTGCATTTTTGTGCCCTCCTTTTCTTATCTGTGTTTTACCAGAACTTGACTTTGTTACCGACCCATTTAGTACCGCTCACACCTTTATTATAAGTGCTTACATGTGCGTCTTTTGTAGCGGTCCAAGCAATGTTACCAGCCTTTTTAGTTTGTTCCCATGTCTTGTTACCAGCGTCTTTACCTTTATTCCAAATACTCATATTATGTTCTCCTATTAACTACTAATATTTAGTTAATTTTAGCCATAAAAAAAGAGCCCCTAAGGGCCCTTTTAGTTCGAACGGCGTTACGCCTGTTCTGTTAGTTTAGAACTTAACGCTAAGTTCTAACCCTGGTGTTACTTCTGATGCATCAAAGTTATAGTTTGCATCTGCTGTGAGTGTCATTCCGTTAATGTCTGTAGTGTATGCTAGTCCAGCATTTTCAGTCCAGTCATTTTCGTTACCGTTTAAGTATGCTGTGAATCCCATTAGGGTAGCATCTGTTTCAAGAGCAAGTATGTCTGCTGCATATGACATTGTTGTGCCAACTGCTACAGTTGATACTGAAGCTGCTGCGCGGCCGCCCCAGCTGTATTTGTCTGTAGTGTTGTTCCAATCAACTGCTGCTGTAACGTCTACAATTGGCAACGACATTGTATATGATGCTTGCACATTTGCAACGTCACTTACGTCTGTTGAGATATCAGTAAAGCCTGCTGCTAGTGATACGCCCATAGTAGATACTTGGATCGATTCTTTCATTGCTGCATTTGGATCATTTAATGAATCAAATGATGTTGCTGCAATTGCTGTTGGCATAATGCCACCTTGGTCACCAAAGGACACAGTTGAACCTGCAACTGTTGTACCGATGTGCCAATCGTCAATCACTAGGTCATTAGATGCATCACGAGCTAATTCAATTGCTCCAAAGGCTGTATCTGAATTGTGATTGAAGTCAAGATTGAAACTTGGAGTTGCTACATATTTGTCTGTAGTTTGATTTTCTGTTACATCCAGGTCGATTGAACCTGAAATAACTGTTTCGGCTATGGCCGTTGATGCAGCCATTATAGCCACAGTTGCTAGTACGAATGTACGCATTTTAGTGTATTCCTTTAAAGTTAGATTTTGTTGTATGTGTTTGCTCACCTATTACTTATGCAGAATTGCACAAGTTTGCTGTTTTGTGAATGTAACTTTTCTGTTGCCAGGTAAGTTACCAACCCCTACATACCTATTTCTAGGCTGCTAATGCCATTTCTGACGCTATATTTGCTTTTGCAATTATAAGTTTTCTTCGCGATAACCGTGCTTAGATCCGGGTAACTCCACTTTCTCTCTTACGTCAATCTATCCTATATCATCCCCATCAACTATACACTCACTAAATGTATACTTGGTGGAGATGCCGGGTACCGCCCCCGGGTCTTGTCCGTCGTTGCTAAAGTTTCAACGTTACAATACTATTTATACACTATTATGTCGATGTTGTCAAGTCTTTTTTTTAGGATCGACATAAATATATGTATGAAACACAAACACCATATCATTCCAAGACACATGGGCGGCACTGACGATCCAAGTAATCTAATAGAACTTACGCCAGAAGAACACGCAGAAGCACATCGTGTGCTATATGAAGAACACGGACGCTGGCAAGACAGAGTTGCGTGGATAGGACTAGCAGGACTTGCTACTAAAGCAGAACACGTTGCTATGCTGTTGAGTGAAGCAGGTAAGAAGGGCGGAAGGATGGCTAGTCGCAATCGCAAGCCGTACAGCGAATGGAATGTCAATAAAGTCGCCGCTGGGAGAAGATTGCGAGATCAAACAGGTGCTAACAATCCTGCGGCAAAAGAATATACTATTGTGCATCCAGACGGAACACACGAAGAGATAAAAGCCCTAAAGACTTGGTGTGAGTCTAAAGGGCTTAACTATAATAGTTTTCATAATCAATGTGTAGGGCGTAAGAAGAGTCATAAAGGCTATTCTATTTTATTTTAACAGCCCCATCATAAACACTCTAGCCTGCGTATCCGACCACGATAATCTACGATTCGGCCTAAGGGACACAATGTTTAAGATACCGTTCCTAAGTATCACTAGAGTGTTTATGGTGGAGCTGCCGGGATTCGAACCCGGGTCCAGCTCGTCGTTTAGCTTGTTTCAACGTTACATACTATTTATACACTATAAATTAAGATTTGTCAACCTCTTTTTGCATATAAATTAACTTTTCTTTTATATGAACATGTCTAACTGTTGTTCTACGTGTTCAATACCTTTAATCATTTTCATTTTACACCTCAAATGTTTTATTCACATCAAACTCAAAGTTCTCTTCATGCGCATAACCACGAGGGTTACACAATATATTAGTACCTGCGATCTTGTAGTCAGACGTGTTATGCATATGACCATGGATCCAGAACTTAGGCTTGTAGTCCATCATAAAGTTTGATAGATCTGTCGCATAGGCTGGGTTTAAAGGCGAACCGATAAAGCAATCAAGGGAAGACTTAAATGACGGAGCATGATGTGTAACTACTACGTCACCTTTTTTCACATTCTTCTGTAGATACATCATACTTTCATGGTGAAGCAACTTTGCATCGTTTGGACGGAAGCGTCTATACTCTGCACCTTTACGGATAACTCTGAAGTCACTCATGCCTTTTGATATGAAGTATTCATCAGCAGGTGTGCCCATGTCTGTCCACAACGTTGAGCCATGAAACCAAGTATCCTCAATCTTAACAGAACTGTTCTGTAAGAAGTGAATACGTGGATCTAAGTCTTCAGAAAGATACTCATCTGTATGAGAAATATTAGACTTATAATATTCGTGGTTACCAGTAACGTAGATAACGTGCTCAAATTTCTCAGCCTGTTCATTGATCCAATCCACTCTATTTTTATATGTGATATCACCGGCCAATACAAGTACATCTACATCAGGTGTAGGATCTTCGTGCAATGGCCCGAACTCCAGATGGAGATCGCTCATGTATTTAACTCTCATAATAATGACCTATTATTGCATATAAATTAACTTTTCTTTTATATGAACATGTCTAACTGTTGTTCTACGTGTTCTCTTTTTTCTTCTTTGTCTGGTTTAATTGGTTCTAACCAGCTGTCTGCAATGTATGCTTTAGGACTAGGGCCTAATTGAATGTCTATGTCGTCGCCTTCGATCCACCAATAGTGATCATGTACTAAACATGTACAAGTCATTCCGTGTGCTTCAAACTGTTCACCTTGTGCATACTTACCGATGTACTCAACTACTTTTACTACTCGTCCAATGTTACTTGGGTTCACTGAATGTATTATACGAGCAAAATCACCTGGTCTACACTTCATTGCTAGTCTTAGTCTCTTCGTATTTAATTATCATTGCTGATAGTTCATCTGACTTAACTAGCCAGCCGCCTTCGTTTACAATAAACACATCACCGGGTTTGTACAGGCAGCTATCTTTTTGTTTGCCGTCTGCCATTTGTCCCATGACTTCACCGGGCCAATCACCTTCGATACGAAAGTTGTTGCCTGCCTGGGTTATGTTATAGTCCATCCATATCATGTTCTTACCACCATTCTAGTGTTCTTCCGTTTCCTGTAATAATCATACAACATGTAATAACATGCAGTATAATCCAAAAGGTACGAAAAGCCAGAGCTTTCTTCACATCACTTTGTGTAATAGGAAGGAACTCTGGCTTGTCATCATCGTCAATGCCAACGGGCATTCCAACAGTTCTAGCCCATGTTCTAAGCCATCGCCGTTGTCCGCTCATTACATTGCGTTCTTTTTCTCGATAATTTCTTTGCGGCGCTCTTTAGTAAGTTTGCCTAAGTTACCAAGTGCAGTGCGAGCGCGAGTTGCTGCTGCTTTTACACCTTTATCTTCGAACGTTGCATGCTCTGTAAGATAGTTATTAAACGCTTGTACGATATCATCGTGAGTTGGTTGTGACATTATTAGTTCTCCTTTTTTATTAATGTTAATTAATTATATACTCTTTTTTACAGGTTGTCAACCATTATCTAGTTGCATAACCATATTTTTTTAGAATTGGGACTGCCCAAGGAGCACGAGATTCGAGGCATCTTCTACTTCCACAAGATCCCCAGGCCCTTTTTCCTCCGATATCAACATGTATAAATGTATTGTATACTCCGATTCCTGACAAGCCCGCTTGTATTGCCTTTTCAATAAACACAATTCTATCGCTCGTACTATAAGGTCTCATTACAATATCACACGCCATTCCTTTCATATGTAAACTGCCTTTTGCAGCGCCTTTTAACCCTGCATTATACTCAGGGCTTCTATATGCACTTGTGATTACAAGTGTTTGACCCCAATCTCTTGCTAATCTAATTAATTTATTTTTTAGATCGGGTCGTATTCTTGAGTCAGTATGTGGAAGAAAGTTTAACTGTGGATCCGAGACTCGTTCAAACGAACTTTCAGAAGGTGAAGGTGTTTGTTGTGGTCCGGTTACTCCATTTGCTGGGCTAGTATTGTTTGCTAAAAATTCTCCATCACCGTTTGGAATGCCGCCGTCGCCATATTCTAGTGGTTCTGAATTTTGTTCTTGTACAGATACATATTGTCTGAGATATGCTTCGTGTTCTGGAGTAATATTAACAGCATAAGAAAATAAGTTATCTATAAATACATCTGGTGAACCTGATGCTGCTTTATTAGCAACCCAACTTTCGTGACCACCTGTGGCATCGCCTTTTTGATGTATTAGCTTATCTTCAGCGTACACGTTAGTTGCAGATCCAACTGCTGGATCACCGCATATAGTTTTATCACCTTTACGTATTACTTGTTCGTCATTTACAAATACAGTTATGCCTGGCTCAGCATACGCTGTCTGATGAAACGCACTAGGTGTAGGGCTTTCATGTCCTACATGCTTGTCTACATTTGCCCTAACTACGCTTGGCATTATACTAGTGCAATTCCACTAGTTTGTGATGTATACTGCTTACCAATCTCTGCTTCAGTTTTTGCCATACAGCTAATTGCCGTTGCTTTCATAACGAACTTGCCGTCTGGTGACACTGAGAACATAAAAGGAGCGAGTCCTAATCCTTTCTCTTGTGCAATAAGTACCATTGGCTTTTTAAGTGTAACGTTGTTTTCAACTTCTGCCTCAAGGCGTCCAAGGATTTCTTCTCCTGAACTTAGTTTTAGAGATACTACGTCTCCGACTTTATAAGGTGCTTCAATTAACATTTATAGTGACCATCCTGTTCCGTTATAGTTAGTGTCTTCTAGGTATGCACCTAGCTTGTCGTACCCACCGATGTTTTCATCGTTTACTTTAATCTGTGGGAACGTTCTTGCTCCTGGAAACTTTTCCAGTACTTCTTCTCGATTAAAGTCTGTACCTAATTGTTTATAGGTATACTCTAACTGTCGAGACTCGCAGAGTGCCTTTGCTTGATCGCAAAATGGACACGCTGGTTTGCCCCAGATTTCGATCATAATGAAAAGCCTTTTAAACTTTCTGTTGACACATCTTGTTTAATGCCGCCAACAATGTAAGACTCTACTTCTGTTTCTTGTGGTGCTACTTGTAAGCCTGAACTTGACAACCAGTGCTGTGTCCACGGTAGCGGGTTAGTGTTTACTGGTTGATCAAAGATAGCAGTTAATCCAAGTGCTTTCAGTCTACGGTTAGCAATGTATTCTACATATTGATTAAGCAATGTAGTGTTAAGACCAATCATTGATCCGTCTTTGAACAAATACTCTGCCCAGTCTTTTTCTTCTAGAACACAATCACGCCAAGCTTCATACACATCGTCTTGGCACTCTTTAGCAATAGACGCCATCTCTGGATCGTCTTTGCCTTGAGCCCAAAGTTTTAATACATGTGTGCTTAGTGCTAGGTGTTGTGCTTCGTCGCGAGCAATAAGACTAATAATCTTAGCACTGCCTTCCATAAGTTTAAGCTCGCCAAAGCCAAACGTACAAGCAAAGCTAACATAAAAACGCAAGCCTTCTAAGATATTAACTGTCATCATTGCCATGTATAACTTACGCTTAACTTCACGCAAACTACCTTCGCCTCTGTGATTGTATGCATCTGCTGCTTCAGTAAACGCATCATAATGCTTAGTAACACTAGTTGCACGAGCAATAATCTTCTTGTCATCTAGGATAGTATCAAATACTTCTGACGGGTCAGCGTACACGTTCTTCATAATATGTGTGTAGCTACGTGAGTGTATTGTTTCAAAGAAGTCCCAAGTAACAATACAGCCTTCTAGTTCAGGAAGTGAAACGTGCGGCAAAAATGCTAGACACGGACCACGTCCTTGGACACTGTCAAGTAGTGTTTGGTATTTTAAATTACTTGTAAAAATATGCTTCTGCTCTGGACGGAAGTTAGCAAAGTCTGCACGATCTTTTTGTAGACTTACTTCCTCAGGTCGCCAAAAGTAACCAAGCATTGTCTGGTTAAGTTTATCAAATACAGGAAACCTAAACGTATCATAACGTTGTGTGTTCATGTCTGCTCCGAAGAACATATTTTGTTTTGTAAAGTCAACCTTTTCTTGGTTAAATATTGTCTTGGCCATGTATCTCTTTCCTTAATACCATTTGTATAATACCAGTGTACTATACTTCTATTTTGTTGTCAACCTTAGATTGCACATGCATCACATTCTTCACCGTCGTCCATATCGTACGTGCTAGGAGCAAGTTCGTCTAACGGTAAATCATCTTCTAGTTCACTTGGATCTGTTTTATAATCGTATGTATTTTGATAGTAACTTGTCTTCCAACCTAGCTTATAAGTTGTTAGCAAGTCCTGTATCATTTGACTCATTGGTACTTCATTGTCTGGGTAGTGAGTTGGATTGTATGACCAGTTACCACTAATACCTTGATCAAAGAACTTCTGCATAACAGCAACAATATTAATATATCCCGTGTTGTTAGGCATTTCCCATAACAACGTATAGTGATTCTTTAGCGTTTGATACTGTGGAACAATTTGCTTAAGAGGCCCTTTTTTGGACTTTTTAACGGACAAGTATCCTCTAGGTGGTTCAATTCCGTTTGTTGCGTTCGACACAACGGATGAACTCTCTGAAGGCATTTGTGCGGACAAAGTGCTGTGCCTGAGGCCATGTTCTTTGATAGATGCCCGTAGACTATCCCAATCATAATTTAACTTGTGCTCCACAATAGTATCAACATCTTTCTTATAAGTGTCGATAGGCATGATGCCGTCACTGTATTTAGTGCGATTAAAGTACTCGCAAGCACCTCGCTCCTGCGCTAATTTGTTGCTGGCACGAAGTAAGTAGTACTGGAATGCTTCTGTTAAATTGTGTACTAAAGTCCAGGCTTCTTGATCTGCATAGCCTACTTTATTCTTAGCAAGGTAATGTGCTAGGCCAACATAGCCTATTCCTAAACTACGTCTTGCTTTAGTTGACTTCTCTGCTGCCGCTATAGGATAGTTTTGATAGTCAATAATTTCTTCTAGCGCACGTACCGCTAGTTCACATAATTCTTCTAAGTCAGATAAGTCTCTAATGATACCTACATTAATAGCACTTAGAATACATAATGCAATTTCGCCTTCTTCGTCGTCAATGTGATTAAGTGGCTTAGTTGGCAATGTAATCTCTTGACACAAGTTACTCATGTAAACTGGATCTTTAAACGAACTGTGTGTGTTACAGTGATCAACATTCATGATGTAGATACGCCCTGTTTCAGCACGTTCTTTAATTAACGCACTAAACAATTCCATTGCTGGTACTTTAGTTTTCTTAATACTAGTAGCACGTTCGTACTTTTCGTATAGTTCTTGAAATACTGCTGGATCACCAAAGTATGCTTCATACAATCCAGGTACATCGTGTGGCGAGAACAAAGTTATATCACCGCCAGATAACAATCGTTCGTACATAGTTTTATTAAGCTGAATTGAATAGTCTAGCTTACGTACACGATTGTCTTCAGTACCTTTGTTGTTCTTTAGTACAAGGATGTCTTGAATTTCTTGATGCCAAAAAGGAAAGTGTGTAGTAGCACTTCCGCCACGAACACCGTTTTGTGTACAACAACGTACTGTGCTTTCAAACTTCTTTAGAAACGGAACAAGACCAGTGTGGGCTACTTCGCCGCCTCTAATACGTGAGTTTACTCCACGTATTCTTCCTGCGTTGATTCCAATTCCTGCTCTCTGAGCAGTATAGCGACCAATGGCCATGTCTGAAGCGAAGATGCTATCGAGGGTGTCATCAGCGTCAACGAGAACGCAAGAGGCAAACTGGCGAACCGGAGTGCGGACGCCTGCCATAACTGGCGTTGGTATATTGACTTTAAAAAGTGAGGTCGCATCGTAGTATCTCCTTACATAATGCATGCGTGTTTCTGCTGGATAATTAGCAAACAATGTTGCTGCAATCATCATATACATAAACTGGGGAGTCTCAAAGATCTCTTCGTTGCTGCGATCCTGTACAAGATACTTGTCTACTACTTGGCGCAAGCCTGCATAGGTAAAGTTCTCATCACGTTTATGTTTGATATAGCTCTCTAGTGTTGCAATTTCTTCTGCTGTGTATTTTTCAAGAATTTCGTTATCATAGATCCCACGGGCGATGTTTGCGTTGATAATGTCAATAAACGCAATAGCATCGTATTCACCAAATACTTGTTTGTATAGTCCGTAACTTAATAGGCGTGCCGCTGCATATTGATAATTTGGAGCTGATAAACTAATAAGATCGTTAGCACTTCTAACTAGAATTTCTTGTATTTCTTGTGTTGTCATTCCGTCATAAAATTGTAGATTTGCATTCATTTCAATTTGACTGCTACTAACACCTGCTAAATCTTTACAGGCTTCTTCAACCACAAAGTGTATCTTATCAATATTAAGATGCTCTTTGGTACCGTCACGTTTGACGATTTGTGTTCCGTTTGACATTATCTCTCCTAGTCTTCTATTATTGATATTTATTGCCGCTTTGGCAACACGTATATTTTTTCGGTTATTAGTGACGCTGGCAACTCGTCAACAGGTATATATGTACTATTATAATACCCTATTGCAGTTTTGTCAATGACTAATATGTAATAACTTTCAGACTTTTCTTTGTCTGTACTGATAGTTATTGAAAAGGAAGAACCATTAAAACGATCGGTTAACTGTAAGGAATAACACATGCCTAATACGCGAGCGAACTCGCAGTACTGATTCTCTTGTAGAAGCTGCCATGGGTCTGGCCAGCTCTTTTGGTCCCATGCGTCCGTATGAATACTGACTGTTGGTGCGGTGTTATAGTTGTCTATAACGTCTTGGATTGGGTCTTTTGATTGCTCAAGCCTCCGCCTAAAGTCAACCCAGGAAACCATCCTGTCTTCATAAGTTTTATCAAACATTACTCACCAGTGGCGTCTATTATTGTTTTTCTATTTCTTATTTTAAATTCTAATTGCGATAGATCATCACCTGGCATTGCACTAGCTACTAGCACATCTATCGAGTCTTGTGTTGCATCACTATCTGCATCTTGTATCAATGCTGAAAACTTAATGACATCTTGATAAGCAACTAATCCTGTGTAGTCAAAAGAATCTGACAGTGTTATAGACTTTGACAGTCCGTTAACATTCAATGTAAGAGTTCCTGTTCGTGTTGCTGAATAGTTTCTGCTTGATAAAATATAATCAATATCAAACTGCTGACTAGCAATATCAACTTCGCCTGGAAGTCTAAAACGTTTTTGAGCTGCGCCTTGTGTGATGCTGTTTAGTACATGTGTTTCACCAAACTCTGCAGTGACAGCACCTTCAATTTCAGGAAGGTATGCATTATTAGTCCAGTAACCAGGAGTATAAGACAACACTGCTGTTCTTGCAAAGTAATCGCCTAAAGATGAATTCCCCGGAACACTATACTTAATCACCGAGTCAGTTGCAAGGTGTTCAGCGGCTCCACTAGTTCCTACCATAGTGTAGTAGTTGTCGCTACTTACGTTACCTTTACCAAACTTAATATATACTGCACTTTTATTAATATTATTAAAGTTACAGCTATTCCAACGGTTGTTGTATGGTCCAGATTCTTTACCAGAATTGTCAGCTGAGTCTAATGTTACTAGGCCAGGTGCAAAAGTAAGTCCCCATGACAGTGTATTAAAGTTACAAGATTTCCATATATTATTATGTATATCCCAATCACTTATTACTGCATACGAAAACCCAACATAAGTACATTCTTCAAATATGTTGTTCTTTGTTTCAACTGTACCGCTTAGACTATTCATCTCAACAGCAACATCAGTAGTTGCAACGGCTGCACCACTTACCCAAGGACCTTTAAATTTTACGTCCTTAAACTTACTGTCCTTGCAATTA